ATAAGAGTAAACATCATACACGTATTGATATTAGTACAGACATTCAACAGATTGCAGGGCGTTGTCGTAATCAAAACCCTCTTATCAAGAGAGAGGCTGTGTTTTTATGGAATGATGAGTTTACGGGTGTTACTCTTAGTGAAGAAGATTATGAGGAGTATGTTAAAAATGAGCTATCTATCGCTAAAGACATGGAACAACGATACACCCTCGATAAACTGAAGGTTATGAAGATTGATTTTAACAGTAGTCCTTACTTCTTAGAGGTTGATGGTGAGGCACAAACAAACGATTACGCTGTTTATGGGTTGTGTATTAGTTATGCTGCTTTGAATGCTGATTATGTTAATGTAATGGTTGATGACAATAAGACGGTGTTGGAAGATAAACTAGAGTTGTTTTCTGAAACGGATAACTATCGGATTCCAGATATTAAACTTGAAGATTTAGCTAGGATGGAAAAGAAGTTGAATTTCAAAGAGCTTGCTATGGAGTATTATGATCTGTACGAGAAACTGAACACAGAACCTCTATCTAAAGAGGTTATTAATAAGAAGATGGAAGTCTTATTATCTTTAGATGGCGAGTTTAAATCTTATATAGATGTGCTAGGGATTGAAGCAATTAAAGCAACTCATTTCCATAAGACAAAAACAAAAGCTAAATTTAATAAAGCTGTTGGGATTGATGAGAAATCTAAAGCACAAAAATCAGCTTTGAAATCTGTCAAACTTAAACAAAACTACTTCTACAGTTTTAAGGATTTAAAAGATATAATTAAATCTGCATATAACAACATAGGGATTGAGTGCGCTGCTAAAGCTACAGACATTCAGACTAATTATGTTGTTAAGAGCACATCACGAAATGGTGTACGTGGATATCTAATTGTTAGTAAAGTATAAGTGATAAAAAACCCAACAGTGATTAGCTGTCAGGTGAGGAATTTAGTCTTACGACTAGGGGGAGCTTAATGCTCTCCTTTTCTTTATTCTTCTTATTATCTTTTAATTATTATTTAAATTGATTATAGAACGTCTTAGCAATATCGATAAACGCTACAATTGCATTTACCCAAAATTCCCACTTCTCCCCAATATCATATAAGAAACTTTCAATAAAAGCTAAAACCCAAGCTTTCTTATCTGCTCCTGATTCTTTCTCATTCTCTGCTGCTGTCATAGCATTAAGGACAGTTTGATAAATCTCTTGTCCAACTTGAATGCCTTGAATTAACACATTAGCTGATTGTGCAATATTTGTCATATCTATTCCTTATTTCTTATTCTTAACGTAATCAATCATTACTTCAGCTACAGCTTTAGCAGCAATCCAGTAACGAGCTTCAAAAGCTTCTAAGTCTTTAATTGAGCTGATGAAACCAAGTTCTCCGATAAGCCCACCTTTACTAACAAACAATAATTTACCACGAGCTGATTGAGATTGATCAATCCACCCATCTCGTCCACGAAGTTTTAAACCGAAAGTCTCTGCTACAACAGATGAAATTTTCTGAGCTAATACTTTGTCTTTAGGTAAAGCAATTGTCTCTACACCTGTAGCAGCAGGATTACTTGATGCGTTTAGATGCCATTCAATACTCAGATCAGCACCATCAATCAGATTAGCTGCGTCATTCAGACTAAGGTTTGTTTTTCCATAACCGTCAGTACGTGTGATAATACTTTTATCTTGTTGTAGGTAGTGCAAGACAGCATTACGGAATTTAACTGCTAAATCTGCCTCTTTAATTAACTTACCGTCTTTCTTTGTTACAGCTCCACTATCTTTCTCAGAATGTCCCGCTGTATTCGTAATAATATAAGTTTTATTTGTCATTTCATTTCCTCTAAATTAATCTTTTATTCTGCATCAAGACCAAGTTTTTTACTAATCCATTGACTAATAACATTAGTACCTTTAAAACCTAAGAATCCTCCAATCAATACACCTAACTCAGCAGGGAGGTTTAACCAAGTTAATGCAAAGTAAACCCCATAAGAGAATAAACTACACATCAAAGATTCTAGCCAATCAACCTTACCGTTAGCTTTAGCTGTACGGAATACTGCCATTAAGAAAGCAGTTAGGACTGTTGCAGGCAGAAACCAATATTCAACTACAATCTTCCAAAAATCATTTAGATTCTCTTGCACTTCTTTCTCCTTATAGAGTTAAGGCGTATTGCCAAAATGAATTAATTTCTTCTTCTGTTTTATTTAATAAAGTAAACATTGTCTTAACAACTTCTGAGGTTCTTACAAACTCTGTTGACTCTGTGTATTCTATTTGAATACGTCTTTTAGTTGTTGTATCGTTAATATTCGATATATTAGTTTCTAAATTATCTAACAAATCTTTATCTAGTAGAGCTAGTTTGAATTGTTTGCGTGTAAGAGGTTTTAATGAAGATGTAAGTATTACTAACTTTTCTTGCTCTGACATATACTTTTCAGGGTTAATGTGCCGATCAACTTCTTCTGAAGACATTTGAATCATACCGTCCTGAATGTAGTCATCTTGACTGCCATCAGATTCAAAAGCATACACCCTGTTGTTCTTTTTATAGTATTTCATTATTTAACCTCAACCCAAGATTTAATTGTCAACGGAGCTACCCCTTGTAACTCATAAGTACCTCCAACCCTTACTGTAAAACTAAGATACTGATCCATGATAAGAGATGAGTCAAGATTCCCTATCACTACATTGTCTAACTTTAAAAACGTGGGAGCTCCCATATCATAAGTCACAATGAATACGAAAATAGGTTTACCTGTTGTGTTGGTGTAAACAGTGTTAATTGCTCTGTCGCCTGTGACATCTTGAGTCGACTGGTTTACACCAAACGCCTGATCATTTAGAACCTTCCCCTGTGCTGCTGTTAAAGCTTGGTTGGTGTTTGTAGAAGTTAGTGTGTTATTAAATAAACCTGCACTATTAACCTCTCCTGCCGATGTTCCATCTTTCTTAATTAAACTAATTGTTCCATCTGCGTTAGCTCTTGCTGCTACAGGGAAACCCCCTGCTGTAATACCATCATGCACAACTAGAACATCTTTTGTGGTATCTACAGTAACCTCACCAACAGCACCAGTGAATGTACTATGTTGAGTGGTTGTACCACTTCTTAATTGTAATTGAACTGCCATAGTTAATTATGCAAAGCATCCTCTAATATGTTAAATTTGTATCTACAATGCTTCCGCAATAGATTGTTTTTATAATTGTTGTATCTGTAATAGAACCGAAGTTACGATTACCACAAGAAGTTGTGTAAGTGTAGTAGATACTTTCATATAACGAGTTAATATTGTTAGTACAAGATTCACCAAAAGATAAAGCTCTTTCGTTGAAATCCTCTCTGCCTTGTGTACGAGTCATTGGTATTGTTACACCACTAATCATCGGTTTATCTAAGTCATAAGGAGCTGTACCAACTTCGTCCAATACGCTGTCAAACCAACTACTTGCTGCATTTAATCTTGCACTGTGTGTATGTAGTACATCGTAGAACACATCTAAATCGCTTGTAAAAGCAGTACCATCTCCTGTGTACTCAATATCATAAGCATTCATTTGAGATAATACAGGGAAACTCCTTACACCATTCAATGTACCAAAGTTATATTTATTCGGTATCTGTGCATTGATATATGTACTTAACTGATTCACTTGTGTACGATAAGTAGTTAATGCCTCTAAGAACACAACAGACTCTGTAACAAAGTTACTAGGTTTACTTAATCTTGATGGAGCAGTAGGTAGTGTTGAAACTAATGGTGCTGTCATTAAATTAACCCCTCTACTCTTAGTGTGCATTTACTTACCGTTGGGTATGCAATTGTAGTTTTAAAATCGTTATAAAACCCAAAAACAATTAGTACATCCATGTCACTATTTCCTATAAATACACAAGGTACGGAATCAATATCTTGGAATAACCTTAACACAAATGATAAGTTAGTATTATCAATATCAATATCATATTCTGAGTATTTAGAGTTCTTTCTCTTAACAACAGTTACTTTACCAAACTCATCTGTTTCTTTTCTACTAAAAGATTTAATACCAAACGATGTTCCATAGTTAGTTCTTCCAACTAAAGACTGAATACCGTAAACAACTTCACCAACTTCAACTAAACCACTTCCTGAACTAATATAAACAGTAATTGTAGCTGTTGGTCTTGTTGGTAAATCTAAGAAGATTGCTGTATTTAAATCTGTTAAAGAAACTAAAGGAGCAAAGAAGTAAGAGAAATAATCTGTAACTTCACTAGATGATCTTAATTCTCTTGTTTGATCATATACAATACCATCAACAGGGTCATTCATTACAACTCTTACTGTAGAAGCATTGACGTTTAATAATGCAATACCGTTTACAACTTGGTTAGGGGTTAATGTAAACTCGATACCTCCGACCCTACTACTTACACTAGATAGTATATTATCAAACATCCTGTACTTGTTTGTAGCACCTAAATCAGACCAATTAGATTGATCTAAATTAGGAGGTGTTGGGGTTGTTCCTGCTACGATTCTTTCGTATATCTTATGTTCGTATATAACTCTATCAAGAGCATTATAACTTGTATCATCACCCC